TGACGGGCCACTGTCCGTCCGTCTTAGCGTACTAATCACACGCAGTTAACACCCAGATGCCTAAGGGTAAACGGTCGTCCGGACAAGGATCGGTCATTGAACCCCTCATCGATGCTGCCGGGGAAGGCGTAGGAGCACGTATCCTAGCCGTCCTTGCGGTGTTAACCCCGCTTCTTTCAGCGGTGAAGTCTGCAAAGGCTTTGTTGCCCACCTGGTCCCCAACTGAGTCAGCGCCAGTTGGGCCACCGACGATTCGCGACGTCGTGGATCGCTCTGAGTCGAAGTGGCCAGAGCGTTTGTGGTGGGTGGCAGTCCTGTTCGGATTGGTATCCTTACAGCGTCGCCGGGTTCGCACCTGGCGCTTGGGCAAGGCGATGGACGCCGCCCGAGATTTGCCCGCTCTTGGTTGGTTACCAAGTGGGTATTACACTATCCCCCTGAGGAGGGTGGCTCTAGTGTTCCTGCTCTCTTGCTTCGGTAAGTGGGCAGTGGCTATCCTTGTGAGGAGGTTCTCTTCTCCCATTGGCGCCGTATGGACAACGAGGTTCATTAGGCGTAGCTTGAAAGCATCTGTTTTGAGCTCTAGCCAGCAGAGGCAGGTTTTTGTAGACTTGCCACTTGTCTCTGCGAAGGTCCAACAAAACCATACTCATGGTGCGGCCGCTCGTGACCGTAACACCTCGAGTGCAACGTCTGCCCTGGCGGCTCGCGCGCTGGGGTTGGAGCCTTACTTTGTCCAGCAATCGCTGGCCGACACAAGGAAGGCCCGGGCCGGTGATCGCTCATTCCATTGGGCGAAAGACCTGGCAATTCCGCCTCAGGAGTTCTCGTTTGACCCTGAGACACACGCGGCGATCTTCGTCGATGTAGATCACTACATAAATATGCCGTTGCTGTTGGCCCAGAAGCCTGGCACATATTTCGTGTGTACGTTTCAACCCACGGCGTGCGCGAAAAGTGAGGGTGAGTATTCGTATAGGTTTCTTGAAGACGGGAAAGTGTCATACCGCGTGAGCGGTGGCGCTGAGTACGTGCATGAGATCTGGGATTACTCTGGTGACACCGTCCTCGTCGAGGACAGCGGTTTCTTCCAGAAGCAGGTCGTTGCTTACCACATCGACCGGAAACGCGTGGATGATCACCATGTCGTGGTAATGCTGTCCCTCATCGGGCAGTTCACGACTGCAGCGGCCGTGCCGACCTACCTCCTCATTGAGGGCAGGCCGCTTAAGAGGTTCAACCCTGTGTTCGGGAAACACGTTGTCATTGACGTGGTTAAGCCCGATGGCTTGTACCGCAGCATTGCGATCACTGGAGATTACAACGCTGTCACATTGCCCCGCGCTCAGTTTGACGCCGTGCATGCAGTCGCTCTCGTAGCAAAAGTTTCTATAACTCCCGCTATGGTTGCGAGCAACATTGCCCCGTCGAGCCCCGCTGGTCTTCCGACCGAGCGTCTCCCCCCTGGTCACGCTGCGATCATTGCCAGTTACATTCGGGCTGGCACACCGGAGTTTCCGCCGGTCGTATACCCACCGAGTGAGTCGATGCTGCCCATATCATTTGATAAGCACGACTACGACGCGCCAGTGCCTCTGGCTGGGTTCGGGTCTCCTTTGCTTGGCCCGAGCTATGGCTTTGCCTCCTCGATCGCCTCTGACGATCAGTGCATAGCCGGGCGCGTCGAGGCTTTCCAAGGTTACGTGGAAGAGCCCATCCCACCCACCTTAGTTGGCTACATGCAGGAATTCATCGAGTTCCTCATCCCTGTGGCTAATCGTGGGCAACCTGTAGGGGACGATGAGGTTCGTTCCCGGCAGGACAGGCCTTCCCAAAGAGCGATCCTTGAGGAGGCCGCTGTGACTGGAGACGGTTACAAGCGCGCGTGGACATCATTCGTGAAGAAGGAGACTTACCAGAAACCCACGGATCCGCGCAATATTTCGATCGCTGCACCTGCGACGAAATTAGCGTACTCGCGATATCAGTACGCTTTCACTGACGAGGTCATGGCTGGACAAGAGTGGTATGCGTTCAACAAGACCCCTGCCGAGACGGCAGATAGGGTGTGTGCAGTTTTGCACGGCGCCCGTTGGTCAGTGATCGCCGATGGCCATCGGTTTGACGGGCACGTGCGGAGGCGCGCGCGAATCTTGGAGCGTATGTGTATGCTCAGGTTTTTCGCTCGCGAGCATCACGCTGGCCTGAATGAGGCAATGGATGAGCAGATCGCCTTGCCAGGAACGACTGAATTTGGTAGGAGGTACAACTCCGGCCTCAGTCGAGGATCCGGCTCCCTGGAGACCGCGAACTTCAACTCAGTGGACACTGCGTTCATCGGATATTGTGCGCAGCGGTCCACCACCGTCAACGGTGCCAAGAAGAGTCCACCCGAGGCGTGGGCCGCACTTGGCGTGTACGGTGGCGACGACAGCCTGGAAGGTGAAGTCGACGCTGATGCGCTCGGTCGTAGCGCGAAGCTCATGGGTCAGGAGTATGAGATCGAAGTCGTCCGCCGCGGCGATATTGGTGTGAACTTCTTGAACCGCCAATTCGGACCGGACGTGTGGAACGGCGACCCTAACTCCATGGCTAACCCTGCCCGCCTATTGACTAAGCTGTGGGTGGGCCCCGCACATTTGGCGCAGCCTTTAGTGCGGTTCGGCGAGCGGCTGTCCGGGTACTACCGGATGGATCGCAACTCCCCCGTTATTGGTCCCATTACGGAGGTTTCCCACGAGTTGCTTGGTGAGCAAGTGGATGGAGTACTTATGCCATGGGATGGCCAGTACTCGGCCGAGGTCAACTGGCCGAATGAGGATTCCGGGTGGATGCAGAACCTCTTCGACCAGTTTGTTCCAGACTTCGACCATGACCGCTTCCGTAGCTGGATCAAGTTGCTACGAGATAAGCGGGATCCGGGGCTTTTGCTCCGGGCGCCACTGTGTACAACGGCGGGCGCCAGCGAGCCAGTGACTGTTAAGAAAGTCTGCATCGTCGGCGACACTTTGGAGTTCCCTGCTCTGGAGGTTCCCGCCGACACTGGCGACCATGCTCACATTGAACCCAGTGAGCTTGAGGAGGGTGAGGTGAAGGATGAAGCGACGTCGTCCCCGCCTGTCCAGCCTTTGGCTGGCACCCAGGCCATTTATTCTGGCATTCCCGAGGATGACCAACGGTTCGTCATCGGGATGGACGGTAGTATCCGTCTCGAGCTCTCAGATGTATACTGGGAGGCTGAGGAGGCCGTTGGGCCTCCGCAGGAGCCGGAGCGGGGCAGGTTTAAACCCAAGACCCCTGCTCCAAAGCCGGATACCAATGGCAAGGGGCCCAAAGGGAAGGAGAAAGACTCCACTAAGGGCTCCCCCCGCCGCGTTGATCCGCGTGAGTGGGAAAGGCCCGCACTTCGCAAGGACGAAGCGAAGAAGGCCTACGAGGAACGCCTCCTGAAATGGGAGCGAACTCGCGAGCGAGTCGCACAGCGGCTTGGCGTGAGCCTCACTGGGGCGCCTAAGGGCGCTGCCAAGAAGTGAGAGCCTTGGAGGCCGGTGCGCACCTAAAGTCGGTGGTGCGACCCCCCTCCCGCCATCTCTGGGCGCCTTTCTTGGCGGCGCCTCCGATTTCTCAACTGTTCGACGGACGGACAGTAAGAAGAATTGGATAGTTCAGAGATGAGTTCCAAACAATCAAAGCAAGGGCGTAAGCACAAGCCCAAGCAGACCAAGAAACAGCCGCGTGGCCCCAAGCGCGCGGCCCCTCAACCCAAGATGGCCATCGCTGGTGTTATTTCCTCGACGGCCCAAGCCTACGCCATGGCTCTCAAGGATCCGTGGGACGCCCCCCTTGTTGGTGTCCCAAGTTACCCCCCGCTCCCATCCGCTAAGTACCGCGTTTGGTGTAGCGGGTCGGCTGACATCGGAACAGTCGGCGTGGGCGGGTTGATCGTCTACCCGGGCAACCTGTGCGTAAACGACGTTAACACTGTCGTCGCTACGACCTCCACCAACGTCAATAACTATACTCCCCTTATAGCTGACGGCAATACATCAGTCTCGAACTCAAACTCGCCCTTTGCCAACGCTAGCTTAGGTAACAACCTACAGTGGCGCCTAGTGGCGTGTTCGCTCAAAGTCTGGTATACTGGTTCAGATCTTAGTCTTGCCGGAACGTATTCCGCGCTCGCACACCCTGATAACGAGTCGATCGGACACGTTACTCAGCCAACCTTGAACTCTTACCCAACGCGCAAGTTCAGTTCCTTCGACTCCTCTCGGAAGCCCATTTACATTACGTGGGTTCCCACGCGCCCCTCGGACCTCGACTTCCAGTCGGATCGGTCACTCGTCACCCCCAGTATCACAGTCCTGTTCACAGGTCCAGTTGGTACCCCGGCGTGGGTGGCCTACGAGGTGTGCGGAATCGTGGAGTACGTCGGATCCCTTGCGCCCAACCGCACTCGCAACATCGCAGACCCAGATGGCCTCGGAGCCGTCCTCGGCGCTGTTGAGACCGGCGACCAGATCACCATTGGTTCGCCCGTTTCTGCGGTTAAGGGTATTTGGTCTCAAGCCCGCGAGTTCATCGCGGCTGAGTCAGGCCCAATTGCCCGCGCCCTCGGCAGGTTTGCTGTCGACATGGCGGTCGGTGGACGTAGCCGTGTAGCTGAGTTAGCGGACCGTCAAAATGCCCTCGTTGGCATTGGTCCCACTGTGACTGACATTTCCAAAAGGGTGGACGTGGTCCCCCCTGCGTTGGAGTCAGCCCCTGCGTCCCAGCCAGTCACCAGTGCGGATCATCGCTATGGTGTTTATCGCGGGACTCGCGGCGCCGGTGAGCACACTGTGCAAACTCCACCGTCGCTCGCAGCTGTCTTCCAGACCATGGAGGAAGCGCAGTCCTTTATTGGGACGCAGATCCATATGGCCCCTCCGAGTCATCAGCATGACTACTCTTGGACCATAGAGCCTTACACGGCCTAGGCCAGTCCCTTGGCCAGCCGGAGAGTTAACTCCGGGGTATAAATTAAAACGTCGTTTCTCATTGTAGAAAAA